GTGTGTGATGAGCTTTATTAGGGGGGGCCGCTCCCGGGCCTGCCGCAGGCGCAACACATGACCCTCCCGCTCGCGGCTTTTCTTTTTCTATCGAAACCCTAACCCTAACACCCTAACCCTAACACCCTAACCCTAACAGGCAAAGCCGAGGTGAGTATGGTGCCCTTGCAGCAGCGCAGGGTGTAGGGTTAATTGAATGGTTGTTGATATTTTATATATGCAACAGCTTGTAATGTTCCAAATTTTACATATTTTTCATCTGGTGGGAATTCTTGAGAAGTCCCAGCAAAGGTGTCGGATACAAAACCAGCCGTAGTAGGTTTTGACATACGCATTACAAATCTCTGATCTCCTAATGAGTATGATGAAGCAGTCATAGAAGTTTTAAAACGAGGTTTATATTGAAATTCCGATTTCGGATTAGATTGAGCTTCCAGTATTCTGGAAGGTGTAAAGGTACGCGTCCAAGGTTTATATAAATTGTGATTTCTAGCTACCTTTCTGCTCATTGCTTTGCTTTGTCCTTTAAGATCGGCTGGATATTCTAACCAGTAGTCCAGATCTCCACGGGAATCTGTACTGAATCTATTAAGATCTGTAGTAATCTGTCCTTGTATTGCATTGTTAAACTGAGATGTTGTCAAGTCTGGAGAACCAAACGTACCACCTTCAGTAACTGCAGGATAGAATTTAACTACTATTTTGTACACTTGATAATATTTATATAACTGCGTGTATGCAAAGTGAGCTGACTTAGTACCTAAGGTAACTTCGGTAGTAGGCACATTTTGTTGCTGATCGGGACCCTCATTAGCAATTGTAATGGCTTGCTGAGCTATTTGTTCATCCCCTATACGAAACCTCAACTGGTGTTGAAAGGTCGTTGTCGGGTTGAATACTTGTCCCTGTGAATTAAATAAAGCAACAGGGATAGCAGCACTACTAACTTTAAGAAATGTTCCATTATCTGATTTTTTTCTTTTTGTATATTTTCTTCTTTTTGATTTTCTACGACGAGGATTTTTTCTCCTCATCGATTTTTTTCTATAAGATCTTTTGTACGGCATTTTTATTATGTACTTTGATCTCATTTTGTGTGGGGGGTATTTATATTTGAATTTTTTCCGCCCCACATTTCATAAAATTTTTTTTTTTTCAAAATTTTATATATATACATTTGAATTTTTTCCATTTTTTCAAAAGTATAAGAAGTACTCTAAGGGTAATACTAGTAACCTTAGAGCCGTTTGGAAATTTCATAATGAAATCTCGATCATTTGTAATTACAAATTTTTCATTGGACAGTGAAGATGTATTTGAGCGAAATAAGACGCAAATACGATTCCTGGCCTATTCATTGGAGACATGCCCTAATACTGGTAAACAGCATCATCAGGCATACGTATATTTCCACAATTTAAAAGGTTGTGGAATACGGTCCATCAAGAAGATTGCAACTATGTTTGGCAATAGTCATGTGGAAGTTATGCGTGGAAGTTTCCAGCAAAATGAAGCATACTGCTCCAAGGAAGCTGAACTAGTTAAGCTTGGTGACGAGCCTAAGCAAGGCGCACGTGGCGACTTACAAGAGACTGTCAATATGATTAAGAATGGTGAATTAGATCTCGATAAATTGATCGAAACTAATGCTGACATGGTGCATATGTACGGACGCACATTGCAAATGGCAGAGACTCTTGCTCTGCGTAAAAGATTCCGTACCGAAATGACCACGGCCATTTGGTACTGGGGTGGCACCGGTGTCGGTAAATCACATAAAGCGTTCAGGAATTATTCACCTAAAACGCACTACATTAAAGATTTGTCCACACACTGGTGGGATGGATATAAGGGACAAGAAATAGTGATATTAAATGAATACAGAAGTGATTTTAAGTTTAGTTATTTATTGCAATTAGTTGATAAGTGGCCGATGAATGTTCCTGTGCGTAACAAAGAATCTGTCCCGTTTTTAAGTAAGAAGATTATTTTCACTAGTAGTCAGCATCCAACGGAATGTTATCCTAATATTGACGAAAGTAGATTTAGACAGTTTACTAGACGGGTGGATATACGCGAAGTTGTAAGGTTTAATAATAATGTTGAGGTGTGTGATGAGCTTTATTAGGGGGGGCCGCTCCCGGGCCTGCCGCAGGCGCAACACATGACCCTCCCGCTCGCGGCTTTTCTTTTTCTATCGAAAC